TGTTCAAAAGAAAGTAGAGTAATTAGTGGAAGTGTAGATACTGCAGAATTGATAAAAGAGATGACAACAACATGATGCATTATTACGGAATAGTCGAGGATAGAAATGACCCTCTTGAAATAGGAAGAGTAAGAGTTCGTATCTATGGTTTACATACAGAAAACAAATCGTTAATTGCAACACCCGACCTTCCATGGTCTCAGGTAATTCTTCCAACAACTTCTGCAGGACTTTCAGGATTTGGAACACAACATGGTTTAGTTGAAGGTTCTACAGTTGTAGGTTTCTTTAGAGACGAAACTGATATGCAAGACTTTATTGTCTTAGGGTCAGTTGCAGGTATTCCTGCAGACGGGTATTTAGAAAACGAAAAGGATGAACTTAAAAAGAGAACACCCGATGAAGGTTTTAGTGACCCGAGACGTTTAACAAAAAGTGCATATACATCAACACCTGATGGTGCGAATCCACCTGAAACTAAAAGACCTTTTGGATTGGAACATGGTTTAGATACTGCACCTATCAAACCTGAAAAAGTAGAAATAAAATATGACGGTAAAGGTTCTACTATCACAAACCCAACACTTACTGAAAAAGACTTACCTCATTATCCTCTCTATGTTGATGAATCAGATATATCAAAGTATGCAAGAGGTGAAGAGGATTACACTTCGAGAGACACTAGTAGTGCAAACGGTATCAAGTCAAACGCAAAACCAGTTTATCCATACAACAAAGTACTAGAATCTGAATCAGGTCACATAATAGAAATCGATGATACTAGAGATGCAGAAAGAATTGCAGTTGAACATAGGTCAGGAACATTCCATGAAATTCATCCTGATGGAAGTCAGGTGACTAGAGTTGTAAATGATAATTACACTATAGTGTGTAAAGATAACGAACTCTATGTTGGTGGTAAAGTAAATATTAAAATACTAGGAGATGCAAAACTAGATATTGGTGGTAATGCAGATATCGATGTTCAAGGAACAACTGATATCGTTTCAGTCGGAAACCTTTCTTTGGTTGCACCAAATATAAAACTTAATTCATAATGGCACTTACATTACCACCAATACCAAATTCGTTTCCATGTCCTGATGGTACTGTAATCAATCTACCGACTAAAAAAGATTTATCCGAATCTATCGCAAAGATAGGTGACATCAAAAAAGATTTAAGAATATATCTTGTAGAAAAGAAAGACGAGATAACTGAAGATGCAAAAAAAGATATTGAAAAGGTTATTAAAGATGTAGATGCATTTATGGACAAACTTGCAGACATATCATCACCCTATTGGGAGAAAGGTACAGTTCGTAATTGGGGTAAAGAGGCAAGAGAAGCAGTCGAAGAAATGTTGCAAGAGTTTCATATCTATGTGCCTGTAAAGATTATGGAGTTGATTAGTAAAATCATTCCAGTAGAATTCAACGTCACTATTCTAGGATTAGAAATAGACATATTAAGAATACTTACAAAAGAAGAACAACAAAGTATTAAAGACCAAATTGCAGAAGACATTGATAAGTTCTATGCATTACTTCCTGATGAATACAAAGTTTTTGATGGAGAGTTTGGTGTAGAGTGTGATGAGTGGAAAGCAAAAGCAACTTGGAAATACATCAAAAGTGAAATCATGGATTATGCAACCAATTCTATTTTTAAGTTAGCAGATAAACTCATTGGTAAATTCAAAGAGATATGGGATTCACTAGGACTTCCTAAACTACCGACTGCATTCGAATTCGATTTAGAGGCAAAGATTAGACAAATAAAAGAAGATGCAAAATCAAAGTACGATGAGAAGTCTAAAGAATACAGAGAGTATATCAAAGAGAAACTTGAAAACTTAAGTATTGCAGGATTTGATATATCTAAAATCACAGGTGGTGGAGTAAACTTAAGTGTACAATCATTAGAAGACAAAATCAACGAAATGATTGCAGACTTTAGAGACTTTAAGATTAACTGGAAGAAGAAACTACTAATGGAATGGACAAAGGTTGTAGAAAAGTTTTTTAAAGCAATAGGTTTGGGTAAGATATTTGATTTTGTGAGTTTAACATTTTGTGACTTACTAAAACTTATAGGTTTTCCACAATCAATTGATATAAAAGTTCCTGCAACTGTATAAATAGTATTATGACTGAATATGTAAACAACGGAAAAACAGTTTCCTCTGAAAATATCTATTCAGATTTGAATCTTTCATTTACACCACACCCAATCACGGGTGATATTACAAGAAAGACCGATGTTGATGCAGTAAAAAGGTCAGTAAGAAATATAGTTTCTACTAATTCATACGAGAGACCATTTAAACCTAATTTTGGTGTAAATTTAAGAAACAAATTGTTTGAGTTAGATACATCTGTATTTGGAAAAGGACGTGTTGCAACTGATATTGCACGTCAGATAGAAATTCACGAACCTAGAGTAAGAAATGTAAAGGTAATATTAAACGAAGTGAATCGTAATGAACTGAGTATGCAGATAAGTTTTAAAGTTATAAACAGTTTAGAAACAGAAGAATTAGAATATGTACTTACAAGGACACGATAATGGCAGTTAAAAGTTCACAATTAAATATTACAGATTTAGATTTTGAAGATATTTCTTTAAATCTTAGAAACTATCTAAAAGGACAAGACCAATTTAAAGACTATGACTTTGATGGTTCTTCTATGTCCATATTGGTAGACTTACTTGCATATGCATCACACATAGGTGCAGTAAACACAAACATTGCAGCTTCTGAATTATTCTTAGATTCTGCACAAATTAGAAAGAACGTTGTTTCCCGTGCAAAAGATTTAGGGTTTGTTCCTCAATCAGAAACAGGTGCAACTGCAATTGTAGATATTACACTTAGTAGTGTAAAAAATCCTGATGACACATATCCAACAACAACTGAAATGTCATTAAACAGAGGTTCACTATTTCAATCTACTTTTGATGGGACTACATATGATTTCATAGTTCCTACAACAATCAAACCAACACAAAGTGGAGACACCTATATCTACAACAACGTACAATTAGTACAAGGTACTTATGCATCAGATACTTTTGTTTATGACACACAACTTCCTAATCCGAAGTTTGTACTCACTAACAAAAGAGTTGATAAATCAAGAATACAAGTTTCAGTAAATTCAAATGGTGTGACTTTAACTTATGCATTGTCAACTAACATATCTAATATTTCAACAAAATCTAAAGTGTTCTATGAACAAGAGAACGAAGACGGGTTTAGAGAAATCTATTTTGGTGATGGTGTATTAGGTCAACAGTTATTAGACGGTGATATTATTACGGTCACATATATCGTAATAGACCCAACTCATGCAAATGGTGCTCGAACCTTTTCAATGATTAATGCGATTAACGGATTTTCAAATACTCAAGTAGTTGCAACTTCAATTGCACAAGGTGGTGCAGAAAAAGAATCAATAGAGTCTATCAAATTTAAAGCAAACAAATTCTACACTTCACAAAACAGACTAGTGACACTTAACGACTATAAAGCAAAAGTATCAGAATATTATCCAAATGCAGATGCAGTTGCAGTGTGGGGTGGTGAAGATAACAACCCACCTGAGTATGGTAAAATCTTTGTTGCACTTAAACCTAAAAACTCTGATTACTTATCCGATACAGAAAAGAAAGAAGTGGTCAGAAAACTAAATGCATTGAACATGTTAACAGTAAGACCAACTATTGTCGACCCCGAAATTATTAAGATACTTATATCTTCAACATTTAAATACAATGCAAACGCAACAACTTTATCAAAAGGTGAATTAGAAACAGTTGTAATTAATGCAATTAATACTTTTGATAATCAGAATTTAAGTAATTTTGATTCTATCTTTAGACATTCAAATCTAATTAAGACTATAGATGAATCAAACGATGCAATCTTATCTAATACAACAAACATAAGATTGAAAAAATCACAAAAAGTTTTTACAGACACTGCAAGAGGTGTGACTGTTGAGTTTGGAAACGGACTCTTCAACCCTCACGTGGGTCATAATAAAATGGGTGGTGGTATTATAGTCACCACTGGTTTCAAAGTTTCAGGAGATTCAGTAAATACTCAGTATTTCGATGATGACGGTAATGGTAATCTAAGAAGATACTATCTATCGGGGTCAACAAGAATCTATCAGGATAATTCTGCAGGTACTGTAGATTATGCAACTGGAAAAATATCAATCAACTCTATCTTCTTCACCTCAGTGGTGAATGTAGATAGTACGATTGACTTTACCGTTATCCCTAATAGTTTGGATGTGGTTGCAACTAGAGGTAATCTAGTTGATATTGACCAACAATCTATTACGGTGAAAGGTGAAATAGACACCATCGCAAGTGGTGAATCGAGTGCTGGAGTTGGTTATACATCAACCTCCTCCAGTAGTTATTAATCGTTATGAAGAAAGTGGTCGGGAGTCCCCCGAGTAGTTTCCCATTTATTTGGATTTTATAGGAGAAAAAAATGGCAGATAAAAAAATTAGTGCTTTAACAGCAGTATCAGATTCAGAAATCGGTGCTGATGATTTATTGCATATCGTTGACAATCCTGGCGGTACACCAGTAAATAAAAAAATGACCATTGGTCAGTTGTTTGAAAATATCCCTACTCATTTAGCAGTAAACGATATTACTACATTAACTGCAACTGCATCAAACCTTGCATCATCATTCGTTTCTGCGATTGACGGTTCTGCATGGACTGGGTCAGTTTCATTTACATTGGATGACGGAACAGATGTTGGTCAAATTAAAATCATTTATGCAAAAACTGAACCTGCAAGTTCATATAGTGCAAATATCGAAGTGACAAGTTGGGGTTATTCTTCAACTTCAGGTACTGAGATTGTACTAGATGCACAAGGTGAAGCTGTGATTTGTATTTGGGACGGTTCAAACTGGTACCCAATTTCTGTTTTCGGTGCAACAGTACAGTAAGATAGAATATGAAGGAATATGCAACAGATAGTCTAAGTTCAAGACTTCCAAATCTCTTACCTGAATTTGTAAGAGAGGAAAGTCCTGCACTTGAGGCCTTTCTGAAATCATATTTCGAATACTTAGAAGCAGAGATAATTACATTATCTTCGCAATCAGTTCTTGATAATTTAAGTTTGGAAGATGGTATCGGAGACCTATTATTGGAATCCGATACCAGTTTTTCACCGACTTCAGAGTCGTCTAAAATTATTACAGAACAATCAGTTTTAAATCCAACACTAAATGCATCTCCTTTTACAAAAGGTGAGTTCATAGTTGGTAGTAAATCTAAATCAGTTGCAAGAATAGACATTGTAATTGATAACAAGATTTATGTTGATACTATATCAGGAAATGGTTTCCTAAAAGGTGAAACTATTACTGGTAGAGAATCAAAACAAACAGGTGTAGTCGGAAACTTCAAACAGAACTCTGTTCTTGCAAGTAATAAACTATTAGACTACTCTGATATCGATAGAACCTCAGAAGAATTTTTACAATACTTCCAAAATGATTTCATACCATCATTAGACATAGGTTCTACTGTTGACCGTAGGTTAACAATCAAACACATTAAAGATTTATATCAAACAAAAGGAACTGCAGAGTCTGTTCAGTTCTTAATGAGATTGTTGTACGGTCAAGATGCAACAATTAGATATCCCGATAACGAAACAATCTATCTTAACGAATCTGATTATAGTCAAGTAAGAAGAATGAGAGTTCAAGTGAACTCTGCACCTCCACAAGCAACAGATAGAATAATACAATATACAAGTGGAACCAAAACAGTAGAAGCAGAATCAGTAGTAGAAAATGTATTTGTAGATTCTGTTGAGGATAGAAAGTATTCAATCGAGATTACAGACAATCACATAGGTGAATTTACACAAGGTTCTACAGTCACGTTTATAGACCGTGACGGTTTAACAGAATATACAGGAACCGTTATAGGTGTGGTGAATAATGTATCAGACGAATCATCATCAACTTATATATCGCATGATGACAATGGAGACATTCTTTTAGAATCAGGTCAACCAGCAGTATATGATGGTACCTATGATGGAACTCAATCAAATACAGAATCTACTTTTGATGGTGGTTTATTATTAGAAGAATCTTCACTAGGTTCATTATACTCTTTTAACGATAAGATTCTATTCTCAGGTAGTAAGAATAACACGGATGCATCAGAATGTCAAGCAAGAGTTGACGGTTTATCTAAGGGTGGTATTACACATATCTACATTGAAGAAGGTGGTCAAGACTATGAAGGTGGAGACCTAATTGTATTTGAAAATGCAGGTACACAAGGTGGTGGTGCAGAAGCAGTAATCGGTTCAGTAGGAGATGAGGTATTACTCGAAGGTGGTTCTACATTTGGACACTATGAAGTCACTGCAACTGCAGGTCAAACTTTAGTAGGTGGGCCAGGTGTTAGAGATGATAATGGTAATCTAATCATATTTAATGATAACACACTTAAAGTATTTGTTGATGACGTATTACAGACACCAAACACTTCTTACACTACACACGACTATTCACACAAAAATGATAGAGTTGTATTCACTACTCCACTTACTGCTGGTCAGAGAGTTGACATGTATACTGAGTTTAATCAGTTGTTATATGAAAGTGGAGAAGAGATAAACTTAGAGACTACCGTTGGTAATATTAGAAGTATAAAGATATTAAGTGGTGGTGCAGGTTATCAATCAGTACCAACTGCATTCCCAGGCGGATATATCTACTTTGATAACCTTACTGGTTTTGTAGAAGATGAAGTTGTGACTGGTGGTATATCAAATGCAACTGCAACTATTGTACGTATAGAAGAAGACAAGAAAAGACTAGTTGTTAAAAGACTATCAACCGATACAGGTGCATTCCAAAACGGTGAAACGATTAATGGTGGAACATCTCTCACTGCACGTGCAAACACACAAGCAAGTGTATCAAGTGGAACGGGTGGTAAAATATTCTGTTTCTCAGACGAGATAGGTGGTGTAAAATCAATTAACATTATAGAACAAGGTAAGGACTACACTTCAGATTCAGTTGTATCAAACTCTTCTGTATTCCCTATGTTAATTACCACACCAACAAATACATTGAACAAAGGTGTTGTAATTACAGGTCAAGCATCAGGAACAACTGCAGAAGTAGTTGACTATGATGCAGATAGACACATATTAAAATATACAAATTTAGACGGACACTTTCTAATAAACGAAGTTGTCACTTACCAAAACACCGACCAGTTTACTATATTAAGGTCTAATCCTTATAATGCAAGAGGTAAGTTTGGTGGTGAAGGTATTATACAAGAACAATTTGTGACCGACAAAGGACACGTAAACGCAGCTGCATCTAATTTACAAGATAGTAGATATTATCAAACACATTCATATGTAATTAAAGTTGGTGAAAGTATAAACAAATATAGGTCAGTTGTCAAGGACTTATTACATCCTGCAGGACACATATTCTTTGGTGAGGTTGCACTAGAAAATTCTATCAGTGGTCAAACAAGAACTTCTAAGTTCCAACCAACAATTATTATGGTAATGGAACCTGTTCTTTCTGTATCGAATGCATTCGCAAACTCATTAAGAACATACTTACTCCATGCAGACATGACTGCAACGGGGCCTGAAGGTGGTATTGGTCTATTAACATTAGATGAAGCGGGTCAACCAACATATAATACAGACCCTAGAACTGGTGGTTCAATTACAGAACCCGATACAGAATACGGTGACTCAAAAATGAGAAACCGACACATGAATATTCTGAAGATTGTAAATAAATCTATACCTTCACTTAGAGTCGATAACGTAAGAGGTGTTGTTCGTTCTGTAGGTTCAGTAAACTTAATGGATAATCAAATTACTTTAGATTATCATAATAGAAAATTTGTAGCTGCAGACCAAGGCAAACTTATAGATATGTTCCAACCAAGTGAAGAAGTTCTCATAATGGAAAATGGTGATAGAATACAATTAGAAGACCCTGCATGTTTAATTAGATTTGAAGAAAGAGAGTTTGCAGAAGTAAAAGGAGAGTTTGGAGATAGAATCTTGTCAGAAGATGGTGAATACCTGTTAAGATTAGAATCAGAAACAGTGCAAGATGAAGTATTATACTTCTTATCAGAAAGAACACCCGACTACAATGATAAATTTTTCTATATGGAAGATGGAACTAGAATCGTAGATGAAGAGGGACACGGAATACTAGATGAAAATTCATCTGATACAGGTCATACTCCATATACTTTTGCATCTTTTGGAACAAATTTCAAATCCCTAAATACAATTACAGGTCAAAGAACTTACAAAATATCATATTACCTCAAAGATGAAACAGATGAGGATGATATTATGTTAGAAGATGGTTATGGAAACATTCTAAGTGAAGAATCCGAACCCGAAGGTTTACGAATTAGTGATTTAAATGATTACTATCCTAACCTATGGATTCCTGAATTTAAACAAAGGGAGTTAAAAAGAACAAATATTACATATAGTGCATACGTAAAGTCTGCATAATGTTATAAATAGTATATAAATATCTGAGGAGATACTTAAAATGGCAGCAATTATAACGGAAAAGTTTCGAACACACAATGCGAAACAATTTAAAGAGGACTTTGGTGAAACCGCTTCATCAACATATATTTTTATAGGACGTTCACATCCTTGGACGGATGATACGTCTCCACCTGTTCCTGTAAACGGAACAAGTGAGGAAATGGATGCATTTTCAGACATGCTTTCTATGAAGAAAGTGTCTACTGCAGACGTTTCTCATGCATTAACAAGATATGACTGGACAACAGGAACTAACTATGATGAATATGCACACGATTACAGTTCATCTAATGTAAGTCCAGGCACTTCTGCAAACAATTTGTTTAGTGCTAAGTTTTTTGTTTTAACAGATGACTATAATGTATACAAATGTATCAGAACTGGAAGAAATTCTTCAGGTTCAGTTGTTGCATCAACTGTTAAACCAACTGGAACAAGTGCAACAGACCTAGTGTATACCTCAGACACTGGTGCTGCTCAAGGATATATTTGGAAATACATGTACACTGTATCAGCTGCAGATACTATTAAGTATGTGACCTCAGACTTCATCCCAGTTAAAACATTGGGTGCAAAAACTGCTGTTGCAGGTACTGGAACTAACGGTCAGTTAGGTTCAAGTGCAGATAACGATTCATCTTCATTGTGGGATGTAGAAAACTCTGCAACTGCAGGTGCAATCTACCACGTAAGAGTAGATAACGGTGGTTCAGGTTATACGCCTGGAACATATACTGCAGTACCTATCGATGGTGACGGTTCAAGTGCAACTTGTTCAGTGACTGTTGGTGCTGGTGGTGCAATTACTTCTGTTGCAGTGACTACATCTGCATACGGTTCAGGTTATAACCGTGCATCTATTGACGTTGCAAGTATATCAGGAATTGGAAGTGGTTCAAGTGCAGTATTAACACCAATCATTTCACCTATGAACGGACATGGTGCAGACCCAGTTGAAGAACTAGGTGGAAACTATATCATCGTAAACTCAAGATTTGAGTTCAACGAAGGTTCAGGTGACTTCCCAACAGATAACGATTTCAGAAGAATCGGTCTATTACAAGACCCTTTCACTGCAGGAACAACAACAGTTGCAACTGCAACAACACTTGGTGCATACTATAAAATGACTTTATCAAGTGTATCAGGTTTATCAGTAGACGATATCATTCTAAATGCATCTTCAGACGGTAATGGAGTTGCAGTATCAAGAATAGTATCTATCAATGGTTCAGTTGTATCACATCAACCAATCGCAAATAGTGAAGGTGGATATGTAAACTTTGCACAAGATGATACTGTTTATAAGAATGGTGCAGTAATTGGTAATGCAGATTCATTGGATTCTGCATTCCCTGAAGTTGAAAGATTTACAGGTAATATCCTCTACATTGAAAACAGAGGTGCTGTGACTAGAGCTGCAGACCAAATAGAAGACATCAAATTAATTATTGAAATGTAATTTATGGGGACTTAGTGTCCCCACAACAGGTTAAGGAATATGCCAGAAAAAACTGATTTAAATATAGCACCATATTACGATGACTTCTCCGAAGATAAGAAGTTCCAAAAAGTTCTTTTTAGAGCAGGTCGTCCTTTACAGTCTAGAGAATTAACTCAATCTCAATCTATATTACAGAATCAAATCGAAAGATTTGGTTCACATATGTTTGAAGAAGGTTCTTTAGTCACTGGTGCAGAGTCAGATGTAGATTTAGATATATTTTATGTGAAGGTAGATTCTGCAAACCCTAATTCAGGTGGTGATGCAAGTGTTGAAGATTACCGAACTTCTTTTCATGGTAAATTCTTAAGAGGTAAGTCTTCAGGTGTTGTAGGTAAAGTTTTTGAGTCAAGTGCAGAAACATCAGATGACCCTATCACTTTATTTGTAAAATTCCACTCACAAGGTACAGATGAGTTTAACTCAATAGTATTCTATTCAGGTGAAGAATTACAAGAATGTACACTAGGTGAAGATGGTACAGTGACTGTAAACTCTGCAAATGCAAATGAATTTACGGTAAAACCAAAAACAGATAGTCCGATTGGTCGTTCCTCTATTGCAAGTATATCAGAAGGTGTAGTCTTTGCAAGAGGATTCTTTTGTAAGGTTGATGCACAAACATTAATTTTAGAAAAGTATTCAGGTAAACCAACTTATAGAGTAGGTCTTAACATTACAGAAAGTCTTTTATCTTCTGCAGATGATACATCTTTACTAGACAACTCTTCAGGTACTACAAACGAAAACGCTGCTGGTGCAGATAGACTTAAATTAGATTTTACATTATCTAAGTTTACACTTGACACTACAAACGATACAGATTTCATAGAACTAGTCAGAGTAAATAAGGGTATTATTGAATTAAAAATTACAAGACCGATATACAATGAAATAGAAAACACACTTGCAAGAAGAACATTCGATGCAAACGGTGATTTTGTTGTAAGACAATTTACACATAGTTTAAGAGAACACTTAGACGATACTACAAACAGAGGATACTACACTGCAACAAACGGTGGAAATGTAGATAAGTTTGTCATGCAAATATCGCCTGGTAAAGCATATGTAAAAGGATACGAGATAGATAAGATTGGAACAACACCAATAACTATCAGTAAGGCGAGGTCAACAGTATCATTAGATAACACAAACACACCAGTTAGAATAGGAAACAAATTAAGAATTACAAACGTACACTCATTACCCGAGTTTGGTAATGAAACTGGTGATGCAAGTATTATACCTTTCAAAGAAGTCACACTATGGGATTCAACAATTTCAAGTGACGGAACAGAACCAACAAGTGGAAAGATTGGTTTTGCAAGATTAAGAAATATAGATTTACAAAGTGGTTCTGCATCTTCACAAGAATATGATGCAAGTTCCACATGGAACTTATATCTGTTTGACATTAAGATGTTAACAAAACTAAGTGGTACACTTAGTGGAACATTTACAGAAGGAGACCAAGTTGTTGGTGGTACTTCAGGTGCAACTGGTATTGTTTCATATACTGCAAGTGGTCAGTTATATGTTCATGACGTAGTAGGTACATTCGTAGTTGGTGATGCAATTACAACTAATGGTACAACTAGTGGAACAACAACAGTCACTGCAGTAAGAAACTACAACATTGACCGTGCAAGAGGTGTATCACAAGACCCTGCAGATGCAGGTTCCACAATATTTACTGCAAATGTTGTAGTAGATGGTTCAAAAACTTTATTGGGAACAGTCACATTTACGAACAGTTCATCTAGTGTCACTGGTTTTGCAACATCGTTTACAACAGAGTTAAAAGAAGGTGATATAATTGTAAACCCTGCAAACTCTAATGAAGAATTAATAGTTTCAAGTGTCACTGATGATACTACACTTACACTTACAGGAAATGCAGGTGCTTCATATAATGGTAATGTCACAAGAAAACGTGCAAAGATTTATGACCAAGACCAAACTGCATCTATATTCGCATGGCCGAGAGACTGGGTAAAAACACACTCATGTGATTCTATCCAAGTAAGAAGACAACAAGTAGTTGACGTATCAGGTGGTTCATTTACAATCACTACTGGTTCAAACGCAACATTCGGTGCAATTAATACAGATAACTTTACAATTGCAGTTGTTGATGAATCTTCAGACTCAAGTGCATACGATTTAGGTGACCTATTAAACATAGAAGACTTTACAGGAACTGCAGCTTCAGATGGTGGTTCAGGTCAAACACTTACAAAGAGTATTGCAAATAATGATGGTGCAAAACTTAAAGTCACATTTACAGTAAATAGAACAAATCCCAATTCTAGAAATAAGACACTAAGACAATCAAGATTACTTGGTGTTGAAAGTGCAAGAAGTGCTGGTGGTTTCTATGGAACTGCATATGATGATAAAGAAATTACACTAGGTGTTGCAGACGTTCATAAAATTCATGCAATATATGAAGGAGTAGGAGGAACAACACCTCTACCACCTTCATCATATTTTTCAGTCGATAGTGGAACATTCCAAATTTACGAAACAATTGTTGGTCAAACATCAGATGCACGTGCAGTTTTAATTACATATAATGGTTCACTTGCAACTTCATACTATAGAATAGTATCAGGAAGTTTTACAGAAGGTGAAAGTGTTGTTGGACAAACTTCAAAAGCAGTTGCAACAATTACTAGTGTATCACAAGGTTCACCCGATATCAAGTCTAGATTCTTCTTTGACAACGGACAAAGAGATGGTTTTTATGACCTTGCAAAAATTACAAGAAAGGTTGGAGAACCAGTTCCTTCAGGAAAAATATTAATTGTATTCGATTACTTCACTTCAGATAGTGGAGACTTCTTTGATGTTGAGTCATATACTTCAATACCATATCAAGATATTCCTGTATACTCTCCAAGTAGAGTTGACTTAGGTGGTTTAGAACCCGATGGAACATTTGAACTTTCAGATGCAATTGACTTTAGACCAGTTGTAGGACAAATTATTGGTACCTCAACATTTGGAACAACGAACACACAAGACCCAACTAACC